GGTCTTGATCGTTATTATGGTCTTCTGGAACTCGGGGAACTCGGCGGACTCTGGAAAAATGTTGCGGGCCGTTATGAGATTGATGGTAAGAAAATTTACGCAAAACAGATCCTCGCAAACCCAGAGGAATATTTCACACCAGAAGTAATGCAAGCGTTAGATGAAATTGCTCAGAAAGAGTTTTGTTATGGATGATTTTATCAAGGTCTATGACAATGTTCTTCCTCAGGAAACATGTCAAACCTTGATTAATCTTTTTGATCTGAGTGGATACAAAGAGATTGTTAATAACAAAGGAACTCCCAATTTTACACAATTAAATATCAATCAAAAACATCCAGATAGTGTTAGACAACTATCACAAGTTACTATGAGTGTACTGAACCTTTACAAAAAAGAGTTCTCCGATTACACTAGATGGTATCCACCACGACTCTTTCTTGAAGAGTTTCGTATCAAAAAATATCATTCTAGAAGTCATGATAGATTTGATATTCATGTTGATGTGGAAGATCATGCATCTGCAAGAAGGTATCTAGCTTTCTTGTATTATCTGAATGATGATTTTACTGGTGGTGAAACTGAGTTTCCTCATCATAATAAGAAGATTGTTCCCAAACGGGGATCAGTTATGGTGTTTCCTCCAACTTGGCAGTATCCTCATGCAGGATTGCGAGTCAATAAAGGAGTCAAGTATATTATGTCCACTTATTGTCACTATTACTAATGGAAAGGGTTGAAACTACTATTCTCAGGAGTCTCGCATTTAATGAAGAATATTCACGCAAAGTTCTACCTTTTATTAGAACTGAATACTTTACTGACTACACTGAGAAAGTAGTTTTTGAAGAGATCTGTCAGTTTATTTTTAAGTACAATAAACTTCCAACTCAAGAGATTCTTAATGTTGAGATTGAAAATCGCAGTGATCTCAATGAGAATACTTATAAAGAAGTTGTAGAATATATTGGTAAACTGGATACATCTCTCCTAGATACATCTTGGTTATGTGATACTACTGAAAAGTGGTGTCGTGATAAAGCCATTTACTTGGCCCTGATGGAATCTATTTCTATCGTTGATGGTAAAGATTCTAAGAAGACTAAAGATGCAATTCCATCAATCCTTTCAGATGCACTTGCAGTTAGTTTTGACACGAATGTAGGTCACGATTATCTTCACGATTATGAAGAACGATACGACTTCTACCATCAAACCGAAGAAAAAATTCCTTTTGATTTGGAATTCTTCAACAAAATTACAAAGGGTGGTATTCCTAATAAAACTCTCAACATTGCTCTTGCAGGGACTGGTGTTGGTAAGTCTCTATTCATGTGCCATTTTGCTGCTTCTTCTCTTCTACAAGGTCGCAATGTTCTCTATATCACTATGGAGATGGCTGAAGAGAGAATTGCGGAAAGGATTGATGCGAATCTTTTGAATGTCAATATTCAAGAGATTGCAAATCTTCCTCGTCAGATGTTTGAAAATAAAGTTACCAATCTTGCAAAGAAGACTCAAGGTACTCTTATAATTAAAGAATATCCAACTGCATCTGCTCATAGTGGACACTTTAAGTCACTTCTTAATGAACTTGCACTTAAGAAGTCATTTAAGCCTGATATTATTTTTATTGACTACCTTAACATTTGCGCTTCCTCTCGGTATAAAGGAAACCTCTCTGTCAATTCTTATTCTTATATCAAAGCGATTGCAGAGGAACTTCGCGGATTGGCAGTGGAATTCAATGTTCCCATTGTCTCTGCTACCCAAACCACTCGGAGTGGTTATGGGTCTTCTGATGTTGAACTTACTGATACTTCTGAATCCTTTGGTCTCCCTGCTACTGCTGATCTTATGTTTGCCCTTATTGGTACAGAAGAGCTTGAAGAGTTGGGCCAGATTATGGTGAAACAACTGAAGAATCGTTATAATGATCCTACCATCAATAAAAGGTTCGTTGTTGGTATTGATCGCGCAAAGATGCGACTCTATGATTGTGAACAGAGTGCTCAAGCGGACATACTTGACTCTGGACAAGAAGAGGAGTATACTTATGAAGAAAAGAAAACTGGACCTAAAAAATCATTTGAGGGATTTAAATTCTGATGTTTGGGAAAAATAATTTAATAACTTTTTATACTAATAAAATATATGAAGGTAACTTAGATCCAATCTATCCTGCATATAAACAATTTCCTCAATGGTACGGAAAAAGTAAAAAGAAATCTAAATGCCCCTTTGCTTCATTCTTTACAGAAGAATCTCCAGAAGTTACTAATATAGATTTTCAACAATCTTCAGACTTAAATAAGTTACTTAATGATTTTCATCAATTAGAAAGAGAAAAAATTTCTAAAAGTAATAAACTTATTTCCAATCCTCAAAAACTAATGAGGGATACTACAGTAGTTAATTGTCCCGGTATTACTGATTTTTTAAAAACTGGTTATATAATCCCTGCTTGGACGGATATGTCTTTTAGAAAATATAAAGGACAAATTATCTTTAACTCCAGTGATCATTTTCCTGATGTTTATCATGGCGTTCATGTTTCAGATCAATATCGAGGAATGGAAAAATCTGAATTGCCTTTATCTGGGGGATTTCATAAAGTTTCTACTCCTTGGTTCGTAAAAACATCTCCTGGAGTTTCTTTAATTATTACACACCCATATTGGTCAAGAAATAAATCATTTACTACTGTCTCTGCAGTTGTTCATTCAGACAAAACTCCTGTTGATCTTAAGTGGTTTTTTGAATTTAATCAAGAACTTCCAGACACTCCAAATATTGTTGATATGAATCAACAAATTGTAAAAAGAGGAACTCCTCTTATGTTGTTGATCCCATTTAAAAGACAAAAGATTAAACATAAAATTGAATATTTGTCATCAGAAAATATAGAAAATATGCATAGAAATGCTACTTCAACTACAGTTTCTTGGATTTCTGATACATTGTATAATAAGGCTAGAAAACAAATTGGTAATCTCTACAAATGACAAAAACTATGACCAAATCCGTTAATTTTAATAAGTATACTGAATTTGTTGATGCAGTAACTTCGGATGCATCTACTGACTTTCTTGCTCTTTCTAATCGTCTTGTAGAACTTGATGAGAAAGGTGCAAATATTGAACGACTGCTTACTGCTGGTGTTGGTATCAATGCCGAAGGTGGTGAGTTCCTTGAGATCATTAAAAAAATGATCTTCCAAGGTAAACCATGGAATGCAGACAATAAAGAACACCTGATTATTGAACTTGGTGATCTTATGTGGTATGTTGCACAAGCGTGTATGGCCCTTGAAGTTACTATTGATGAGGTTGTTGCCCGTAATGTAACTAAACTTGAGAAGCGTTATCCTGGTGGATCTTTTGATGTTTACTACTCAGAAAATCGTGCGGAGGGTGACCTGTGACCACTAAAGTAGTTCTAGAAATGAGTCTTGAAGAAGCCGGTGTTGTTCTCATGTCTCTTGTTGACTCTCAAAAAGGTTATACTGATGGCCCTGCAATTCCGGAAAGAATTTTTAATCTTCGTGAAGTAATTACAAATCTGGATGCGGCAATGGAAGATGCGGTAAAAACCAAATAATTAATGGCCCTTCCATAAATATCTGGAAGGGTTTTTTAGTAGTTATGGCAACTATATCTTCCAATAAAGATTGGGATAAGTATGTTAGAAATAATTTAAGTTATTCGACAGTAGATTATCCAATTGAAAATAAAATTTCAAATGAACCCGTTTATGACAGTACTTCTATAAAAACTGCAAAAACATTAGCTGATGTTTCTACAGGAGACACTGTTAAAATTATTCAAAATACAAAAATCTCTGTGGGAAACTCTTCATATGCAAAAGTTAGAACAAAAGGAGTAGTTGGATATATACGAACTTCTGCAATTAGAAAACCAACTGGTTCCACTGGTGCTGATGCAGAACAAAGAACCATGGAATTTACAAATCAAACAATTTTAAAGTTGGAAGAAATATCTAAGATTGGAAGAGGTAGTAGAGTTGGTATTGATCTTGAAGTACCTGGTGTTGGTATGTTTATAGGTATAACTAATGTTGAAAAAGTTAGTAATAGAATACATGGTAGAGAAGCAAAAGCAGATTTTAAATTGATGAATGCTTTGGGTAAAGGAGTTCTGTTTATTTCTCATAAAGATGGATCTGGACCTAAAGCTTTTCAACAATATGGTGGTATATCTGAAACCTCTGGAAGTGTGGATGATAATGCTTTGATTTACAATAATTCTGAAGTTCAGTCATTTTTAAGTGATCTATATGATTTGTATGATGATGCAGTCAATAATGGGAGAACTAAACTTGACAATCCATTTGATGATAAAGGAACTTTAATACCTAGTGGAGTTTCTAGACCAATTACAAGTTCGACTTTGATTAATCAATCTGTTTACGGTCCTGGTTATGGTGGTCCAAAAGGTCCAGATAATGTTCATATGATTGGTCAAGGTCAGTTTTTATTTAAACCATTATTGAGTGATGATGATGACATTTATTTTGAATTATCTTTTTCTGGGCATATGGCTTTGAATGGAGATATCAATGATTTTATGAATGATATTAATGGATATAGAGCTGTTTTATGTGCTACAAAGAGAAGTCGCACTACTAAAACTCCACGAGGAACAATACCCGGAATACGAGTTGGGATATTCCCAGAGGCTATAAGACCAAATGCTAGAATAATATAAGTTATTTTTTGTTATCAATAAATACTTTTAAGGTTAAGGAATCCTAACTAGATTAATAATGAAAAATTTTACCCAGTTCTTCACTGAAGCTAGAGAAACCTCTGCATCTGCAGAAGCCAAGAGACTCGGTTTAACGGGTGATGGCCATGGTGGATGGTATGATAAAAATGGTGAATTTGTTGCAAAGACAGTACAAGGAAAACTAAAGTTCTTTGGTTCGGACAATACTCCAGGACAAAAGGATTCTCCCGCTCAACCAAGTTCTCAATCAATTTTATCAAAACAAGCTGCAACTCAAGAACCTGTCGTACAACAACCAGTTGCACAAGAACCTCAACAACTTTCTCCTGACCAACTTCCACCAGAACAACAACTTCCCCCAGAAGAAGTTCCCGCAGAAATGCCAGTTCCTGAAGCACCTGGAGTTGTTGTAGTATTTGGTAGATTCAACCCACCAACCATTGGACATCAAAAACTTCTCGATCGTGCCGCAAAGGAAGCCGATAAGAGAGGTTACGAACTTAGAATTTATCCTTCCCGTTCACAAGACGCTAAGAAGAATCCTTTAACTCCACAAATGAAGATTTCTTATATGCGTCAGATGTTCCCCGATTATGCTGATAGTATTGTTGATGATAAGGGTGCAAAGACAATTTTTAATGTCTTGACGGGTGCAAATGAAGAAGGACATACCAACATGATTATTATGGTTGGTGCTGACCGACTTGGAGAATTTCAAGGATTAAGTCACAAATATAATGGTGAACTTTATAACTACGATGAACTTGAAGTGGTGTCTGCAGGAGACCGGGATCCCGACTCGGAAGA